CTGATGACTATCATGACCTACTACAGTTGTTATAGTTACATCTCCTAAGGATGTCATAGTACCTGAACCATGTACATCCCCATTTAAGGAAATTTTAGGGTCTGGGACGTCGGTTAAGTTACCCCAATGTACTGAAGCTTGGCCTGAGGTTTGTAAGTTAGTCTTAGTATAGTATTCAGAAGCTTCATGTCCGTCTAATGTGTCTGCATCAATACCTTTAAGATTATCCCATGTAGTGACACCGTCGCCTATTTTCAATATCCTATTTGTTTTATCGTAAGCCGGTTCACCATCAGCTAACACGGGATAAGTATTTCCATCTAATTTAGATACATTAGCGGATGTACCTCTTTTAAGTTTAATTGTATTAGCCATCTAAACCACCTCCGTATATCTTATATAAATATGGACTTTCAGCTAAATCTGTAGGTGATACCCACTCTAATGATTTTTCTTTTGGAGCAATGTCATAACCAGCCTCATGATAAATTCTAGCTACCAATTCTGAGCATATGAAAATATCTGGAGACTCAGGCGCTGGTAAATTTGCTTCCACTGTTTTCTCGTGTTTTAAGAAAGACGCTAGCTCAGCTATAGTATTATAGAATAATGTTTGGAAGTCATACGGTCTATTTAAAAATTTAGTAGGTCTTTTGTTTAGATAGTTTTCAAAGTCTTCTAATATTACTTCTTTGATTTTGTCTGAGGCTTCATTATCTTTGTGTCTGAATATATCAAAACGCATTTGTGTAGATAAAGGATATCTATGTACATGAACTCCAGTTAGCCATGCTCCTATAGTATATCCTCTTCCTATATAGAGTTCAGCATGTAGGTAGGGTTCGTTAAGCAACTTAGTGAGGAAGGATGAAACCTTCGCTCCCAAAACATTTGCAATTTGCATATATACTTCTGTATATTTTGTTGGCAGTAATAAGATATCACCAGGTTTTAATTTAACACTTCTCATACTATCATTCCTCCTTTTTCTTTAGTCTAAATATCCAGCTTAATTCAGCTTCACTGTAGTATTCTTCAATAATGTCATAGTCTGGATATTCGTCTCTTAAGACTTCTAAAGCTTTGCTTTTGTTCGATTCTGGTATTATTACATCAATAACATCAGAAGAAGTATAGTCGTTATATATCGGATTTAAATTTTGCTGTTGTTGCGGATACATCTGATAACCAACTATACTAATAACAACACCAACTAACATAGCCCAAAACCAAGGATTTTTCAGTAAATCGCCTATAATTTCCATAATATCACCTCCATATAATTATTGTTATACTATTTCTCCACCATCTATATCTGCGGCTGCTACAATACCTACTGCCACTTTTACCCATGATGTACCGTTATCATAGTAAATTTCTTGGGTGTCTGTGGCAATATATACATTACCAGTAGTACCTGCAGAACCTTTGGAATCATTAGTGCCAGCTTTAATTCCTACGGTAGCCCCATTATTTAGAATAAAAGCTGAAGCGTGTTTACCATCTACTTTATCAGCATTTCCAGCAGATGTAGCGTAATTAACTGAAGCGTTTCCAATGTTTGTTATTTCAGAGATTGTGTGTGTATGGGCAAAATCAGTTATATTAGCTTTAGTGTGTGTATGTCCTACGTCTGACTTAGTTGCTAGTTTATTATCTACCTCTGTTTCTGTATAATACCTAGTGTCATGTGTGTGTGAATCATCTGCTACTGTAGCTGATATACTTACATCACCTAAGTCTGTCATAGTCCCAGAACCAGTTACATCACCTGTTAATTCAATTGTAGGACTAGGAACATTTAATAATTTAGACCAATCAACAGATGTTATTGTAGAATTTGTATGAGCATGGCTATCATTAGCTACTGTTGTAGTTATAGTAATACTTCCTAAGTCTGTCATTGTTGCTGAACCGCTAACATCCCCTGAAAGCGTTATTGTTGGGTCAGGTTTATTTGTTATATTGTTCCAATGCACTTGGGATTGTCCTGAGGTTTGTAAGTTAGGCTTAGTATAGTAATTAGCAAATTTAGTATCTATTTCAGTTTCAGTATAGTACCTGTCATCATGAATATGTCCTACGTCTGACTTAGTTGCTAGTTTATTATCTACTTCTGTTTCTGTATAATACCTAGTGTCATGTGTGTGAGAATCATTAGCTACTGTAGCTATTATACTTACATCACCCAAGTTTGTCATTGTTGCTGAACCACTTACATCCCCAGTTAATGTAATTGTAGGACTAGGAACATTTAATAGTTTAGACCAATCAACAGATGTTATAGTAGTATCAGAATGACTATGGCTATCATTGCTCACTGTAGCTGTTATACTTACATCACCTAAGTCTGTCATAGTACCAGAACCAGTTACATCACCTGTTACTGTTATAGTAGGACTAGGAACGTTTAATAACTTAGACCAATCCACAGAAGTTATTGTAGAATCAGAATGACTATGACTATCGTTACCTACTGTAGCTGTTATACTTACATCACCTAAGTCTGTCATAGTCCCAGAACCAGTTACATCACCTGTTAATTCAATTGTAGGACTAGGAACGTTTAATAACTTTGACCAATCTACAGATGTTATAGTAGTATTAGAATGGCTATGACTATCATTTGCTACTGTAGTTGTTATAGTTATACTTCCTAAGTTTGTCATAGTAGCTGAACCACTAACATCACCTGATAATGTAATTGTTGGGTCAGGAACGTTGGTTAAGTTATTCCAGTGTATTTGGGCTTGGCCGGATGTTTGTAGATTAGTCTTAGTATAATAATTAGTAAATTTAGTATCTATTTCTGTCTCTGTATAGTATCTGTCATCATGAATATGACCTACGTCTGACTTAGTTGCTAACTTATTATCTACTTCAGTCTCTGTGTAATATCTATCATCATGCATATGTCCTACGTCTGACTTAGTTGCTAACTTATTATCTACTTCTGTTTCTGTATAATATCTAGCGTCATGTGTATGTGAATCATCCAACACCGATACATTTATAGTAGCATCTTCTAAATTATTCAATGTAGCAGAGCCAGAAACATCTCCAGTTAAACTAATAGTAGGACTTGGTACATTTAATAACTTTGCCCAATCCAAAGAATCAATAGTACTATTATTGTGTCTATGTGAGTTGTCAATAACATCAAGAATTATATTCAAATCATTTTTTAAATCTAATATTCCAGAACCTGCAACATCACCTACAAATTGAAAATTAATATTTTGGTTTAAGTGGTCAATAGACACTGAGCGTAAATTATCTATTGTGTTAATACCGTCACCTATATATAAAACATTATTCAAAGTATCATAGTATATTTCACCTTCTTCTAATATTTCTCCTTCTTCAATTGTACGTTTGATTTTTATAGTATCGTTATTCCCATCTAAAAATACATCAATTGTAGGGTCATATATAACATCTATAGGTTCAGAGGTGGCGGGGTCTCCTGTATAATCATGTTTGGTTAAGTCTTCCCATTTAGTTTCACCGTCACCTCTAGCATACTTATTAATGTCTGATGCTAACCAATATTCTCCTATTGGTACAATAAGTCCTTGTAAGTTTTTGTCTAATCCTACTCTCGAAAACTGTATCATATATTACACCTCCTCTACTAACTTAGGATAACCTATATCTAAATCTCCACAATCAAATTCCATTAAATCTAAAACTGCTCCTATTGTTTTATAATTAGCATCATGTGTCGTACTAATTACTCCTACCACAAACTCAGGTAAATAACCATCTATTTCTGAATAAAAGAAGGAAGCATCATCAGTCCCAAACCTAAGTTTATATGTAGTATAGGTTTTGTTACCATCTTTATAATACCACTCTTCTATAACTGGTTCTCCTTCTAATATATTTCTATTTGTATTATTTGTATCTTGAGCAGCGGCTACCCAATTTGAAAATTTGTCAGTTCTTAAAGCTAATTTTGTAGCCATTATAATTCACCTCCGTCTAACTCAGCCTCCTTAGGCACACCTCCATATACATAGGCTAAATCTTTCCATGTTGTAATACCATCTCCAACTTTCATTAGCCATACTTTAGTCTCAGCACCTGTTAGTGAATCAACAATTGTTGCTAATTCTAATCCAAGTTCCCCTTTAGCCAAAACGGGGTTATTAGCTTCCCATTCTGCTGTAGTACCTCTTCTAAGTTTAATACGTACAGCCATTTATTTCACCTCCTAAGAATATAAATAGTCATACTCAGGCGTTGAGGCTTCTCCACCATCAACAACTAAATCATCATCTACTGTGCCATATAATACAGCAGTGCCTGTATATATAGTTGTATCAAAATAAGCTGTGGAAGCATATCCACAATATAAATAATCTAATGTATCTAAATTATCAAATCTAGGACGTTGTTGAAATACAGACACAGGGGCTTTGGGGTCAAAGAAATTATTAGGTACTTCCCAGTAAAAGGCTACCCATCCATCATTCACTTTTACAACTACAGCATCAGTAAGTCTATCGTAAGTATCTGTATCTATAATCCCTCCTATATATTTATCTTTCACTATTGATTGTATTTTAGTATAGTCTGTCTTTATCTTTAAATAATCATATCCTAACTCAGGTTTAGCCGCATTAATATAATAATACTCTAAAGTACGATTTGGAAAATCATCAGATGTAAAATGTTCTGGAGGATTGTTGTGGAAATAATTCATGGCTTCTACTATAGCATTTACTAGCATTTCTTCTACTGTACTTGTATCATCGCCCTTAATTTCTATATATAAATCTAACAAAAACACTCTTTGGTTAAGCCCATAAATTCTATCTTTTTGCCAACGGTAGAAATCTTGAGTATAAAAAGCCATACTAGGGTCATAACCTGTATCAGTATCCGGATTATCTATATACTCTTCCGGACGTAAGATTTTAACTATAGCCATCTATTTCACCTCCTCTTACTCTTTAGACGTTGACGTGTATCTTTTGTTTTCTGATTATCCATTTTATTGTAAAACATCTGTCTCCTTTTAGACCTTGCATATAATAATTCTTTAAGTTCTCTTTCTTTCTCCTTTTCTTTTAATGTTTCTGCATCTAGTCCTAAATTCTTTTGCCATGCAGCCACAGCTATAGCTAAAGCATCAAGTTTATCATCATGTACTATAGAGTCTTTATCTCTTGTTATATGGGTTAGCTGATAGAGTAAAGAATATGTGTGTCTATCTTCTCTAAAGTACTCTGTGTATTCTCTTTTTATTATATCAGTATCCATTATTAACCTGTGTTGGTTTAATACTGGTTCTAATGTATCTATAATTCTTTCTTCTTTCTTAGTTACATGTTTAACTTCTTCTAGAGGCACTTTAACATACCTAAACAAAATAGGTTTGAACAATTGTTGAAACATACCATCGCCATAGTTAGACTCAATAATAATTTTGGTTACATTGTATTCCTTAGCTTTCTGTGCTAATTTGTTTAAAATATCTTCAGAATATCCTCCGTCTAATCCTCCTAAATCTAAAATATATAAGTTAGTATAACTTTCAGCTACTATAGCATACGCTGTCTGGTCGGTTCCTCTACCTGAAGGGTCTATGGCCATATAGACTCCATTATAAGGCTTCCATTCTTTATCCACTCTTGAAGGTTTATGTAACGAATCTTCTCCGGTAACTCCTAGTTCAGTATAGTCTAACTTTGTATCCATTTCGTCCGACCATTTTATAGACACAGGAGCTTTAAGTTTATCAGTTTCGAAAACTATTAAATCTCTTAGTTTCAAAGGATATTTCATTTCATCAGTCTCAGTTGTATCTAGCATATATTGCATCATAAAATTAGAGTGTCCACCTGATAATTCTCTTAGATTAAGTTCTTCGTCATCAAAACGTGTATCAGTAGGCTTCCATTGTAAGTCTGGTTTTTTCTTAAGCTCAGATACTATCTTTGGAGATAAGAAACCATGATAGTGATGTATCTCTTCTAATTTAGGATATCTTGCTGGTATGATGTACGCTGTATAGCCTCTAGCTAATAACTTATGCTTACCGTATATACTATCCATAGAGTGTGGAGTACCTAAGTATGTAATAATACCCCCTGGTACAACTATGTTTTCTAATTCAGTTAAAGTAGCATATAATTTAGCTCTCATGGTTTCCGTTTCAACATTGTTTTTAACTTCAGCATCATCAACTATAATTTCAGTAGCCCTAGAACCTGTAAGCTGCCCAAATACACCTGAAGCTTTCACATTAGGAGCATGGGCTGGTAAAGAACCATTAACATCGAAAATTTCTTTACCCCATCTCATAGATGCTGGTGGTATAAGGTGTTGTAGAAAAGGTATAGTTATAATCAACCTTTGTGTAAACGCTGTAAATTGTTTAGACCTATCTGATGATGCAGAGATAACTAAGAACCTTTGGTTAGGGTCTGAATAAAGACGCCAGAGGACGTAAGCTGAAGTAATCCACGACTTACCAAATCCTCTGTACGCTTCTATAATCCTACGTTTATTTGAAAAGTCTTGTAAGAAATCAGCTACCTCGTATTGTCTAGGGGTAGGCTCAGGTAAATTTAAATACTTCCAAAGTAAGTATAAGAAATTCTTAAAATTGTTCTTTAGTTTTTGCTGGGTATTATATGATAACATATTGGCTTTTGTACGCACATTATCCCTCCTTATTAATCATCATCATCAAATGGTAAGTCAAAGTCTACTCCTCCTGTTTCTTCTCTAGACGCTAATATTCCTGCGTCTTTCAATAATTTAATAGCTGCTGATAATTCACTAGCTACAGCGCTACCTTGTTCAATCCTAGATAATAATTCGTTAATTGTAGCGTCATATAGTCTCTCAAGATTGGCTTGTCTCTCTTCTTTTGCTTTTTGTTCTTTAGACTTTCTAGCCATCAATTATCACCTCTCATCTTGTTTATTATATCCTCATGCTTTTCTATCCAGGTTTTGAGTATATTTATTTCTGCCTCAAGCGTGGCTAATTTGATACTTAATGTACCTAAGATATTCTCTTGTTTGTCTAAGACTACAGAAAGTTTATCTATGGATTGTTGTAGTGAATCTATACTTTGCTTCAGCATATTATTACGTTGCTCTATTATAAGTATAAGAAAAATTAAAACTACAGGAGTAAGCCATATTAATACTGTTGGTGGTATATTTACAAGATTTTCCACATATATCCCCCCTTTATTTGACCCAAGGACTAGGTATCTTTGGTTTGGCTTGATAACGCTTTTGGTAATTCTCTTGTAATCCTTGATAATATCTACCATTCTCTATAAGCATCCTTCGCATTATATCTCTAGCAGCTTCTTGAGCTTCATAAACAATACTTGATAATAATTTAGCCTTTTCAGTATCAGGTAATCTTTGGTAAGTTTCTGTCTGTATTATATTATTCATAGCAGCTTCTAGTCCTACAATGTTTTTACCTAAAGGTACTGTATTGACTAATGCTCTTAAAATTTGGTGTTCTTCTGGAGTTAGTTTTATACCATCTAATGTTGCATTCATATATGGTATAGTAAAGCCTACAGTATCATACAGTCTTAAAGCTTCTTTTCTAGCTGGAGAAGTCGACTCCTTAGTACTCCTAAGACCTGTAGGGAAATAGTTGTATTGTTCTATAGGTTTGCCGAAACTATCTAAGTAATAAGACCCTTTCAATACTCTACCTGTTAGGTCTGTTAAGTATTTATCAAAAGTTTGATGGTAAAATCTATTTAAACCATAGAAAGGTTTTAAAGACTCTACTTGGTTAGCTATCCAAGGTTCAAAGCCTGTACCGTTCCAAATACTTAAGAAGTCAGTAAAGTTTTGTGTATATGTTTTGTTGAAGAGGTTGTTGGTTACTATAATCAATGTATCTGCAAAATACTTTTGTAAGTCTGGTGTCTCTTCTTTAGCAGCCTCTTCCATTGCTCTATATATGTTAGCCCATGTAGTAACTATATAAGATACTTCAGGGTCTAATTGGTTTATGTTTACCCATTTGTCTCCTATCTTGATACTATTTTCTTGTATACCTGCTTCTTGGTTCCTCTTACGTTCATCAGCATCTCTCCATGTAGGAGTAACTTCACCGTTAATATACTTTATAGCTGTGTATAAAGCGCCTAAGCCAGCCATATACAAAGCTCCAACTGCTCTTTGTCTTTCTAAAGGATTCTTAGATGTAAAAGCTTTCTTCCAATAATATGGTGATAAACCTGTAGCTCTTGTCCCCCATTCAGTTATTCTTAAAGGTGTATGTGTGAATAATTGGAAGAGTTTTATAGGTTTCCATAAATTAACAGATTGTTCAAACCATTTGCTGATACCCCATTCAACATCATCTTTGAAAGTCATTTCTTTAGCTTTATTTAAAGCAATTTTATCGATATCCTTTATAAGCCTTAATCCCTCTACTGTTTCGTTATATATCTTTTCCTTTAAGAAACCTTCAACTACATTAGAATCATAACCTTTGTTTTTAAAGTATTCTTTAAGCAACCTAAATGTTCCTTTAGAATCTAAACCTTTTTCAACTTTAGCAAATCTATATAAACTAGGATACATCATATCAAGGCTTCTATAGTCTTCTACTTTCTTCTTTAGATTTGGTATATCTGACTTTTTAATTACTCCTCTGGTTGCTAAGTCTGTCAAATGTAAGTTTAATTCTGAGAAATATCCAGCATATGCAAATGGTCTATCTCCAGCTCTTAAAGCACCAAATGATAATGTTTTCATAGTTCCTGAGAAATAATCAGTACCTTTCTTTAAGAAGTCTAAGAATGAATTTTTATCAAAATCTTCAAGCAAGAATAAAGTATTATCTAAGCTTTCTAAAGACGCCCTACTTCCTTCTAAACTTGTCATTTCAGCTAATTTGTTGTATTTCTTAGGGTCAGTTAAAAATATCTTTACAACATCTAAAGTTGATACACTATCTTTAGCATGATAGACACCGTATATATCTTTAACGCTTACTAGAGGCTTATATAAAGCATGCATTATGCCTTCAATGTTACCTACAGTTTTAGCAAAGGATTTCTTGAATGTCATACCTGAAGGGTCTCTGGAAAACACTGTATTATGAAAAGCCCCCATATAATCTATTGCATTATCCCAAAGCATGTGTGCTGTTTGAGCTGTAACGTTTCTCATGTGTGAATAGAAGTTGGTTAAAACATTCATGGATTTATAAGTTATTAGTTTGTCTAACAATGTATCAAATTTGGATTTATTAGTTTCCACAGTTTTTGTAAGACTCTTTAAATCACCAGCATTAGCTACTGCATCCAATAGTTCGTCAAAGTCTTTCATATCTTGTAATGTTTCTAAAGTTGTTCTAGCATCTGGGTTTTTGAATAATTCTTCTAAATCTAAATCATCTAAGTTTTTGTAAATACCATCAGCTTCAACTTTAAAAATACTTAAGGTTTGTGCCACTCTTGATGAAATTCTATCTAAGTTAAAGGTTAAATCGTGATAGAGTGCTACAAATTCGTAGAAACGAGAACGTTGCAACGGGTCTATTTCAACACCTTGTGCTTTTAATTCTTTCAATTGTTTAGCCAAGTGTTGTGTTGCATATCCTACATCAACAACTAAGTTTCTATATCTAAGTACTTGTTCTGGAGCATCATCTAAAACTTCAGCTAACTTTTGAGCTTGTTCTACTTGGAAACCTAATTCATCCACAAATGATTTATAAATATCATCTTTAAATTGTTTAGCCTTAGTTTCAGCCTCAGACTTAACTTTAGTTTCTACATCTTTTTGCTTTATCTTAGGCTTACCATAGTTCTTTTCTATAGCATCAGTCATTTCTAAAATTTTACCCACAGTTTCTGGGTCAGCGTTTATCCTGTAAGTATTTATACTTCCTTCAGGAGGCTTAACTAATGGTATTTGGAAGTCTGGAGATATTGGGTTTTCCATAGCCTTGTTTATGATTTCATCTCTAATCTTTAGAGTTTCTTCAGTAACTTCTTCAGCGCCCATCTTAGGCTGGTCTATATCTTCCATTTGTTGCTCTTTAGTTTCAACTTTAGTAGCCTCTTCAACTTTCTTAACTTCCTCTAGTTTCTTTATTTCACCTTCAAAAGACTTACTAAATTCAGTCTTTATTTCTTCCCAGTCTATCTTTTGGTCACCTATCATTTCATTGAGCTTAACTGCAGCACCTTCAGGTGACATATATCCTTCCTCTAAACTAGCCTTTATATGAGCTAAATCCTCAGCTTCAATTGGTACTTTACCTACTCTAGCTCCTGTTAAAAGTAAATCTACAATACCCATAGCTATAGCTTCTGGAGCTATTATTTCTCTAAAGTATTCATCTGTTTGTTTGTGGATACCTAAGGCTACTGTAGCACCACCTACAACATCAGCTACATAAGCAAGCCCTTCTTTTAACACAGGATTCAATGGAAGTTTTCTAAGACCGATGTTAACTATTTCTCTACTTAAGTCACCTCCACCTAATTCAGCAGCCATTATAGCTGAGTGATATGTGTCTAAGTCTGGATTAAGTATTCTATCAAATCCTGATTTAACTACACCAGCACTGGCTCCCCTAAGACCCTCAGTTATTGGCGAAGGTACTTTAGATAAAGCCTTAGCTGCTGTGGATACCCATTTAATTCCTGAGACGCCCTTAGCTAATAAATCTACAGTACTATAGCCAGCTAAAGTTAAAGCTAAGTCTCTACCAATGTGTCCTGAAAATTCAGCTATAGTTCTAGCTGTAGGATTAAGTTCGTCTGCTAAGTTTGATTTTTTATAGATAGCAGACTTGAGCATGACATCCATAAAGTTTCCTACATTGACAAACGTCTGGAAAGCTTTGTCTTGCTCTATATCATAACCTTCGGGCATTGTGTCTTCCCCAGTGGCAACATTAGCTTCTTTAGTAAGACCTGTTGGTTGGGAAAGGTTGTCATTGGTTACCATGAAAGGATTATATTGGTTGAGGGAAGGTTGGTAAGTCCCTAGGTTATTCTTTGCATAATTTCTATCTTCAGGTACTTGTATCACTTTTACACCTCCTTATATATACTTAAGTATACTTAAGTAATACTATAGTATATACTATAGTATATACTTAGTATAACATAGGGTTAAAGTCTATAACTACCTTCAACAACCTTTAAATAAATACTAAGTATTATAAACCTGGCATTATTTTTAATACCTTTTGTTTATCTGGGTCTAAATCATTAAGTATTCTATTTGCAAGGGCGTCTTTAGTATAAGACTCTAAAATATTGGTTTTTGTTTTATTTGTGGGTTGTTGTAATGCTTGTTTTTGGATTTCTTTAGCCAATTCTTTAGTTTTCTCTGTTTGTTTCTTTTGGATATCTTGAATTTCTTCAGAAGTTTTAGGCTTATAATTTAATATTATTTCGTCAGTCTTAGGATGATTTGTTATAGCAGTGGCTACCTTTAATAGATATTCTCCTAAAGTTTCTCCTGTGTGGTCTTTAGGTTTTACATCTTTTAAAGTAGTTATGGTAGCCTCCTTTTTTATCGATGTTATTGTTGTTGCCAATGTTTCTGCAGTATAATCTTTCAAAGGATTAGTTATTAATTTTTGCATAACCTCTGAAGTAAGTCCACCTCTATGTTCAGCTACTGTTAAATCTAGTAATGCAGAATTCTTATCTTTTAGTAACTCTGTATCTATTTTTCCCCATAATGTTTTCATGTTTTGTGCATAGTCATTCCAGTTGTCAAATTTTTTAGAGCTGAATCCTGCATCTTTGAAAACATTAAAAGCTTTATATTTCATCCATATAGCCCCAACTTTAGCAGCTACAACAGGGTCTGATATTTCAGCGTTTGGATTTGCAAGTACGCTTTCCAAAAGTTTAGCTTCGTCCTCTTTAACTAAACCATTGTTAACTAAAAAATTCTTCATATCTTCAAGACCTTGTTTATTTATTTGAAATGTATTACGTCTATTTCCTTTTCCAACATTAACTCCGAATGCGCTCTCAGCACCAGCCACACCAACAAATGTTTCTGGGTCGATATTATTGTCTAATGCTGTTTGCACAAGAATCTTTATGTTTTCTACTTGCTTTTTATAGATTTTACTGTTTTTGTTTTTATCAAGGTATTTATACTCAGGGTCATTGTATAAATTCATGATTATTGTGTTAGCAAGTTCTTCGGCTTCCTTGGATATTTTTATTTTGCTTCCAGCTTCTTGTCTCACTTTCAATCACCTCCGTAACAATTTTGTAAAACAAAGGAGGCTCTCTAAGACTCTTAAAATTCTCTTGAGTATAATTTATTACCCAAGACACGTTTCACGCTTCTATGAGCCTCCTGGTAGCCTTTAAATTCAAATATTTTATACTCAGACATCCTTATTTTGACTTAAGAGCTTCCTGGATAATTTCATCAGCTTCTGCTTCAGTATATCCTTGAGCTATTAAGTCATTTTTAAGTTGCCATAAAACAAAGTGGTTACCTGCTATTCCTCCTTGAGTTTTAGATAATCTTTGTTTTATATTTTCAATCGCTGTTATCTTTAATAATCCTGAAGCTTCTTCTGGTTCATAACCTTTTGTTTCTAACATTTGTGTTGCTACATCTTTGTTGAAACTTGTTTGTGGTATTGGTGCGTTCCCTGTGATAAGATTATTTAATTCTTGAACATCTTTATTTGTTAGTTTATCCCATAAGTTAACAAAGAAGTTTTTGTCATTATTATTTTGTTGCTGTTGTTGTAAAGTATTAGATGTATTTTGGGCATAAGAAAATGCTGGTGATAAGTCTTGAGCTTTAGTCTTTAGTTTTTCAATAACTTCTTCTCTATATGAATCAAATAAGTTTTCTTCAAATGGGTCATGTTTCTTCCAGAATTCTTGGTTAAGCTTGTTGGTTTCCTCGATTAACTGATATTCAAAGTCTGGATAATATATAGCAGCACCTGGAAAACCAGCGTATGCTTTAATAATAGATTGAGTTTCATTCCTAAATTTATATTCATATTCATTTTTCCAGTCTTCATAAGAACTACCTACTAATCTATATAGAGTTTCTGCATCTCCTGCATCTAAGAGACCATTGTTATACGCATCATAGATTTCATCTGTTGTTAAGATTTCTCCTTCATTAAATTTCTTAATAAAGTTTAAGTAAGTATCTTGCCTTTGTTTAGCTGCTGCTGTTTCTTGTTTTAACTGTTGTGCCTTTGCCTGAGCCTCGGCTAACTTTTGTTGTTTCTCTAAATTACCGGCGTGTAACTGAGCATACTTTAGTAAGTATTCAGAATCTGTATTCGGGTCATTGAGTAATTGAGTGAATTCATCTGTACTTGTACCTTCTATGTAAGCCCTAGCTAAACCTTTGTTTCTAGCATTGATTGCTGCTATTTGAGATTGTTTTTCTTGGTCAGTCTTAAGCTCTCTCATGTATTTTGAGTAAGTGTCTATAGTTATTTCGTTGTTATTCAATTTCTCGTTTAGAGTATCTATGTTTAAACTTCCTTCAAACTTCATTCTTTCTAAGTCAGCCAAAGCGTCTTCTCTATCTACTTGTGTGAATGTGTCTGTACTATAAAGAAGTTTATTAGCTAAGTCCATGACAGTCTTATGTTTACTCCAGTCTCCTTGTCCAAATCTTTCATCTTTAGAAACATTTTCCCAGTATTCTGAGAATTGTTTTAACGCTAACTGAGGATTTAACTTAGCTATTTCTACGTATTGACTTATATCTGTGTATAGTTTGTTATAGAATAAATCTAAGTCTCTCTTTTGGAAACTTTCAACTCTTTCGTTGTAGTCAGCTATTCTAGCGTCTTTAACTCGGCTAGCCTTAGTCTTATATTCGTTTATCATATCGGAGAATACAGTTTGGTCTAAAGAAATACCTGATTCATCTTTGACTGAAGTAAAGTCTAATAATTCAGGTAGTCCATATTTAACTGCCATTTCTCCAAGTCTCTTAATATAAATTTCAGAAGCGTCAAGTCTTGACATCCCCATTTGCTTAGCCTTTTCTTGTGTTTGACTTAAGCCGTGTCTAAGGTATTCATTAATTTCTGAGAAGTCATAGTCTTTCAATAAAGCTTCATCACTCAAGAATACATTTAAATCTTCCACACCTACAAATTCTCTTAAACCTCCAGACACATAATTATCTACATCTGAATTTATTCCTGCTACAGCTGTTGTGTATATATCTTCATTAACTTGTTTTACTTTTTCTTGTGTCCATGTATCTATAACAGCCTTATGTACATTAAGAGCCTTAGGTAAAAATGTTTCTAGATAATATTTATTTGTAGGTCTAGCTTGTATCCATTCTTTATAGAAGTTTTCTAAACCTTTTTCTACATCTTCTGGAGTTTCCCATTCGTGTGAATGTTGAGCATAATATTCTTGTACTGCTGAATTATAGACCGACATATCAATTTGTGCCGTATAACTATAGTACCCTTGCAACATAGCATCACTAGATTTTTCATCTATTGTTCCTCCGCTAGCTGCAGTCATAAAGCCTTTGATTTGGTCTAGTCTTTCATTTTCAGCTTTTACCTTCTCAGTAATTTGAGACATAAAATTTAATCCTTGATTTATTGAACTCCAGAATTCAGCACTTTGTTGTTGTTTTCTCGCATAGTTTCTTAGTGGTGCATTTATATCCACCGGCATATCTAAAGGTTGAGCTACTACTTTAAAGTTAGGTGTTGTTGCTTGGAAAAACTGTTCTTCTCTAGGTACATCTAAAGATTGTAAAGGTCTTTGATTAGCCATCTATCTTTCACCTCCATTTATTACATTGTTAATGCTGTGGCTACTGCTGTTCCAGTACCTCCAGCCATAGCTGCAGTACCGCCTGCTGTTCCTACTGCACTTACTGCTCCAAACATATTTAAATTTTTCAATGCATCTATACCTGCTACAACTTGTCCGCCTAATTGATATCCTTGGATAGCTCCTTGAATTCCTGCTACTATAGCTTTTTCCCATGAATTAACTTTTTGATTCTGTAATTCTGATAAAGCTGCTCTACGTTCAACATCAACTTGCCCTTGTTGTAAAATATTCATAACTACAGCATTCTCAAGGTTACTTTGTATAATACCTACATCATTAGATGTATTTTGTTCTGTTTCTTTTAATAGTGCTGCTAATGTGCCGCCTCCTGCTAAACCAGAGGCG